AGTTATCCGTTTCCTCCCCGCCCCTGACGGCGAAGATATGCCTTTCGTAAAGATGTACTCCCACGCCTTCCAAGGCAAAGGTGGCTGGTACATCGAGAACAGCTTGACCACCCTAGGTCAGAAGGACCCCGTCTCTGAGTACAACTCCGAGCTATGGAACAACGGTACTGATGCTGGTAAGGATCAAGCACGTAAGCAGAAGCGCAAGCTAAGCTATATCGCTAACATCATGGTGGTCAAGGACCCCGCCAACCCCCAGAACGAAGGTGGAGTATTCCTCTACAAGTTCGGTAAGAAGATCTTCGACAAGATCATGTCTGCTATGCAGCCTGAGTTCGAAGATGAAGAAGCAATCAACCCCTTCGACTTCTGGGAAGGCGCTAGCTTCAAGCTCAAGGCTAAGAACGTTGCTGGCTACCGCAACTATGACTCTTCTGAGTTTGGTAAGGTAGAAGCCCTTCTAGGTGGCGATGACGACGCACTCGAAGCTCTCTGGAACAAGGAGCACTCCCTAGCCGAGCTAGTCGCTGCTGACCAGTTCAAGGACTATGAGGTTCTCAAGAAGCGTCTCAACCAAGTTCTAGGTCTAGCTGGCGCAACTTCTAGCCGCCCTGCTGCACAGGAAGACACCGAGCAAGACGACATTGAAGAGCAACTCCGCTCTGCCCGTCCTGCTTTCAAGAAGGAAGAGGCTTCCTTCTCTGAGCCCGAGCTTCCCACAGTCTCTGCTCCCGCAGCTAGCGACGACGACGATGACGCTCTAAGCTTCTTCCAGTCCCTCGCTGACGACTGATCAAATCTGATATAGATCCATCAGAGGTAGCGCCCTAGCGGCTGTTACCTCTTTTGGTTTTAGTCGGTATATTGGACTAGCAATATTATTAAAGTTATAGTTCCTAGGCTCACCTAGGTGAAGATTCATACCAGTGAACCCCCAATCAAAGACGCCAGTGACCCCCACGATAGGGAAGCGATCTGTTAAAAGTGGTTCAGTCACAGCATAGTACTCGAAGCAGTACACACCCTTAGGCACAGGAATTTTCTCCTGACTATCCCTGAGAGCATCCTGCACTTGCACAAATAATTCCTCAGGCTTCTCGGTACCAATCAAATCGTTGAGGATTGGTCTGATTCTATTGTCCTCAACCTTTCTACCTTTCTTCTTAGCCATCAGATTCCTAGCTCCTTCTCAGTCATAATGCGAAACTCCCAGCCCTGATCCAAACAGAAATCTCTAGCAGCAGCCCACTTCGCAGTATTCTGTTGGAACATTGCTTCCGCAATTAAAACATTTTTAGTTCTTCTCTTGTAGGTAGGTGGTTTGGTTTCTTTTGCCGGTTTAATTTCAATCAATACTTTCTTTTTCTTTCCATCAGCATTGATGTATTCCATATATACATCTGGATAATACTTTGCCATTCTTTTCTTGGCTGGATTGTAGTATGGGATAGAGATTTCTTCACTAGCCCACTTCAATACCTTAGTATTAGTATCACAATATCTAAAAAATTTTCTCTCCCATAGAGACCTATAAACAATCATGTTCGGATTGCCCAAGTACTTCTTGGGGTTCTCTGGTTTATAGACTCCGCGATAAGCCATATAAATAAAACAGGAACTTCACTGGTATTTAGAGTGCCTAGGATCATCACACAAGATGAGATTATGCCCCTAATGGGTAATCTCTCCAGGAAGAATTACTACCAAGTTCAGTTTGGTGGTATCAAGCCATCTTTGCGCACCTACATGATTTCTAGGGGCGTAGATAGCCAGTTCATGGATAATGACTTCGGTCTAATGTGTTATTCAGCACAGCTACCTGGTGCATCCTTAGCAACATTTGAGAGCAGCAACTTCTACGGAATCAATGAGAAGTTTGCACACAGAAGAATCTATAATTCACTATCATTATCATTCTACTGTGATGATGAGTATAAAGGATTAAAGTTCTTAGAGCATTGGATGGAGTATTCTATTAGTGGTAATACACTAAGCCCAGCTCAGTATACTCAGAAGAACTATACTGTTAGAATGCAGTATCCCGATGATCCAATTACTGGATATAAAGCTGAGTCTACTAAAATATATAAGTTTGAGAGAAATGTTGAGAGGGTGATGGAGTATTCCTTTATTGGATTGTTCCCTAGTTCTTTGAGCGCTACTTCGGTTCAGTATGAAAATCAAGGTGAGTTACTAGATATCAATTGCACATTTACATATGATCGACATATTGCTGGTTCTACTAATAGTATTGATAGCGTGCGCGGTGTGGGAAATAACCTAGTCGGTAATCTGGCTAGTTCTGGTCTAAGCCTACTCAATCTATAAGCCAATGACTAACAAGAAATCCACTACTAATAAGAAGAAGAAAACGGGCACGTCTAGTCTGACTTATCCTACTGGCTTGACTTCTGGGGACACAGATTTCCTCCACATTACTGTGCTCGAATATGTTCCCCCCGGCACCACAAGCACTGGGTTTAGATTTAGAACTGGTGATGATGCAAATAGAGTAGCTAATGGTGGAAAAGATACTCGTGCTATAGGTAACATCTTTCTACCAATCCCAACAAACGTTACTGATAGAAACTCAGTATCTTGGAGAGAAAGTAGACTTAACTCAATAGCACTTGATGCAGTTCAAACTGCCGGTGATCTTGTTAAAGCTGTTGACCCAAAGCAAGGTTTGGGGAAAAATTTCTCAGCGGTGACGGCTGTTGGTAGCAAAGTCATTAACAAGTATAAGGATGCTATCACAGACCCAACAATCCGTGATAACTTAGAGTTGTTTTTTCTTGGTAAAGCAGTTAATGTTGCTGGAGCTAACGTTGATATTCAAGATCTAATTAGCAGAACTAACGGTGCTGTTTTGAATCCTAACCTAGAGCTACTATTCAAATCAGTAAACCTCAGGCAGTTTAATTATACATTCATTCTTACACCAAGAACGAGACAGGAAGCCCAAACAGTAAAGGGTATTATTAAAACCTTCAAGAAAAGAATGGCTGCAAAGTCCACTGCTAAGAATGTTCAGGGTGGTAGCGGTTTATTCATCGGCGCACCTGATGTTTTTCAACTTACATTCAAAAGGGGAACACAGGATCATCCATTCCTCCACGACCATAAGATCTGTGCTCTAACAGATATGCAGGTTAACTATACTGGAACTGGCGCATATGCTACATATGATGATGCTACACCAGTACAAACTAACATCACACTTACTTTCAGTGAGCTAAGCCCAGTCTATGCTGAGGAATATGATCTCGGCAATACCGATGAAGGAGTTGGATTCTGATGACTTATTTTAGAGAACTACCTAATATCCAATATCAAAACTTCTTGAAAGAGTCCACTGGCTCTCAGGACTATATTCTAATGAAGAATATTTTCCTAAGAGGAAAGCTCCGTGATGACCTACGGGTAAACTTTATCAACTTCGATAAGTATACCATTGGTGATGGTGAGCGCCCAGACCAAATTGCAGAAGAACTATATGGTAGTCCCGATTATGATTGGGTTGTTCTAATCTCTGCTGGTATCACCAACATCCAAGATCAATTCCCCCTCAGCTCACAGCAACTATATGATTATGTAACTGAAAAGTATGGTGTGGAGGGTGCTAATGAGATTCGGTTCTATGAAACCGAAGAGGTAAAGGACAATCAGAATCGTCTTATCCTCCCTGCTGGTGTTGTAGTTGATCCCACATTCACTATTCCTCACCCAGATGATCCTGCCCTAGGTTTCCTAACCCCAGTCCGTGGAGTAAGCAACTGGGAGTATGAAACTAGAAAGAATGATGATAAGAGAGAGATCAATGTTCTCAAGAGAGCTTATCTAAATCAGTTCGTTCTAGATATGCGCGATCTATCAACTTACAAGTTAAATTCTGAGTTTATCGACAGCAATACAATACGTGTTGCGAATAGTAAGAATCAATCATAAAATGGGTGTCTAAATAATTACACCCACCCCTACATTATTCCTATATTATGGCGCTCCCTAAGGTTGCTAAAATTACCCATGAGCTAGTCATTCCTTCTAGTGGTAAGAAGATCAAGTTCCGTCCCTTTCTAGTTAAGGAAGAGAAGGTGCTTATCCTCGCCCAGGAATCTGGTAGCCAAGCTGAAATGGCTCGCGCTATCAAAGATGTAATCAGTGCCTGCGTTCAGACACGTGGTTTCAAGGTTGATGACCTAGCTACATTTGATATTGAATTTATTTTCCTCGCTATTCGCGGTAAGTCCGTGGGTGAAGAGGTTGAGATTATTGTTACTTGTCCTGATGATGAAAAGACTACGGTTCCTGTATCCGTATATCTTGACGACATTAAGGTAATTATTGATGAGGAGCACAGCCGCGACATCAAACTTGACGACACATTGTCTCTCCGCATGAAGTATCCTACCATTGAGATGGTAATGGAAACCTCAGCTGAGTCAGTTGGTATTCAAGATAGCCTAGAGCTAATCGCCGGTTGTATTGATATGATTTACTCAGAAGAAGAGTCTTGGGCTGCTTCAGACTCAACGCTCAAAGAACTTACAGAGTGGGTAGAAGAACTAGAACCTAAACAGTTCCAAGAAATTGAGAAGTTCTTCAATACAATGCCTAAGCTTTCTCACACCATTACGGTATTAAATCCAACAACTGGTGTTAAGAGCGACATTGTATTGGAGGGTCTAGGATCTTTTTTCGCATAAGTATGGCTCATGAAGACCTTGAGTCATACTACAAAACCAACTTTGCTCTAATCCAACATCACAAATACAGTCTTTCAGAACTTGAAGATATGATCCCATGGGAACGTGAGATCTACATTATGCTCCTAAAGAACTGGATTGAAGAGGAAGAGCAGAGAATTGCACAACAACAACAACGTTAATGGATCTCTTCGGCGCCGCCACTAGGGGAGTCGATCCACAAACAGGATCGTACCTCTCCAAAGAACAGAGAGTTGCCATGTTCCGCGCTTCACGCGGTCAAGGTGGCTCGGGTGGTGGTGCGTCTAATGGTGGCGTCGGTGGAGGTACCAGAGTATCTCCACAGAGTTCCATTGTTGTAGTTAATAAGCTAAACAAGATATCTCAAACTTTACAGAATAACTTTACCTCAGCTACCCAGAACGTTGCAGAGCAGGTAGCTCAGAACAGAAGAGACATTGAACAACTTTATAAGATTGTAGCTAACAGACAAGAGCAGAATCTAAAAAGAGAACAGGAAGCTACAAAACAAGCCAGACTAGCTGCTGGTAGAAGAAGATTACAGCTAAGAGAAAAATTAATCGAAGGTATTGCAGGAGTCACGGCAGCGGCAGCAACGGCATCTAAGGCTGTCGCAGATGCAGTAGGGGCTCCCGTAATGGGATTCTTGCAGAAGTTAGTGACCGCTTTGGGTTACTTAGCTGCCGCATGGTTTATTAAGAATCTTCCAACAATAATGAGTACCTTGGACAGTATGTTCAAGGACTTCAATAATACGAAGAGAGAACTTACCAGACAACTATTCAACCAAAGAGGTTGGGCTGCTGGGGTGGAGATGTTTATCCGCTTCGCCTTAAAAGGTGTTAAGAGTATAGCCAAACACGTTTGGAGATTTGCTAAGTGGATTGGCGGAAATATGATCCGTCTTGTCCACAAAATTTACCGTGGAATATCTAATGTATTAGGAAGAGCCTTTGGTTTCATCTTCCGCAAGATTGGTAATCTATGGGATGAATTTATAAAACGTGCCGGGAATCTAATACCAGAACCTATTCGCAATGCTTGGAAGGCAGTAAAGCAAAGTCCTGTTGGTAGAATGGTTGGGGCTGGTGTAAGAACCGCAAAGAACATTACTAAAACTGTTCTCAGTGCTGGCGATAGTCTCCTAAGAGGAAATTATAAAGAAGCGGGCAGTAAGATCTTCTCTGGTTTTAAAGCAGGCACAGAAGGTTTAAGAAATGCCGCAATGAAAATGTTCGGCAAGCCCATCGAAAACTATGCCCAGAGTCAAGGAGTACCAAAACTAAATCCTGCCCAGAGAGCTGGTGGACTAACAAAGATCTTCCAACCAATCCTCAATTCACTTGGTATCTCAACTGCCGCAGCAAGCAAAGTATTAAAGAGCTTTGCAAAGCTACCTGTCGTTGGTATCCTAGTTGATATTGCGTTAAATAAAGCTGGTGGTTTAAGTTGGGTTGATTCTATTATCAACGGTATCGCTACTGGTATTGCCGGTGCTGTTGGTTGGAAAGCTGGTGGTGCTGTCGGTGCTTCTATCGGTACAGCAGTTATGCCTGGTCCCGGTACCGCAGTTGGTGGTATCTTGGGTGCTATTGCTGGATCTATCCTTGCAGCCAACTTAGCTGAGAGTGGTCTCAATGCAGGCAGAGAAGCTATGGGCATGGAGCCCGTAGTGCGCCCTGAGACCTCCCAGGAGACGCTCAACCAGATAAGCACTATGATTCCTGGTGCCGAGTTCCTAAGGGACTCAGGGAGCTCTATGAGACCCGGAGGAGGCACGAACTTAGATGGTGCTCCAATTGTACAAGCTGACCTATCAGCAGGAAGGTTTGAAAATATCCCCAGCACTCCTGAGGGTATGTTTACTCCCGAAGCTGGCTCAACAGTCAATTTTGATATGATTGAGCTACCACCAACTACAACCAGAGTTGCCCCAGAGCAAAAGGATGAAGGTGGTGAGGTGGAACCAGTCCCCGCTCTATCAGCATCCGACAGCGAGATGAATCCTTATAGGTCTCTCGCCCTCAGACAATATCAGATTGCATACTAATGGCTATTCTACCTGCTATTCAAGCTGGCGCATTGAGAGTCGGTGCTTCTTTACAGAGTATCGGCAAAGGATTTCGCACGACTGTAAATAGTACCATTGGTACTAGCAGGGAGACTGTCGCTAGAACGCGCAGTAAGATTGTACAGAATGCTAAGAGAACGGAAGCAGAAAAGAAGAAGCAAGAGACACTATCCAAGAAGGAAAGAGAAGAACTAGAACAGAGAAGACGCGAAGATATCATTGAAGGTAAGGGTAAAGCGAAGGCAGTCCCACTAACATTGAAGAGCGTCTTCATTGAAAAACCAATGTCCTTCTTGAAGTTCATGTTTACTGCATGGCTTATTAAGAATGGTCCTATTATTCTAAGAGAAATTGCTATCTTCACTAAGAAGGTTAGAATTTTTGTTGGTGTTATTAAGAGAGTGCCTGGGGCAGTTGTTAATGTAGTTAAAGCTGCTGTTAATTTTGCTACTGTATTTGTACAGAACGTCCTAAACTTCAACTTCGAAGATAGAAGGAAGAAGATGGAGGCTGCTAGAAGGCAGCTTGATAAAAATATAGAGGAGAATACAGTAACCTTCACTGAACTAATTAATGTCTGGAATCGAGATGAAGAGACTCTCGATAAGATGATCCAAAAGCTAGACAATGATGAGTCTATTGCAGCCGCTTTGGAGAATGCTGGTGTCCAAGATTTTGATTTCGGTACATTCCCAGTAGCCCCACAGAATCCAGTAGTTGGTCAACAACCACAACAAAGCTCCGGTGGCGGCGGAGGCGGCGGAGTTGGTGGAACCACTCGTAGTGGAAACCTTGGAGCTCTTCTAGATACGATCAGTTATGCCGAGGGAACTTCTGGTCCTGGTGGATATAACAAGTGGTACGGTGGTAGAACCGATATGGACCTAGCTCAGATGACCATCAACGAAGTTGGTGCTGAGATGGATAGAAGAAACCGCACAGGTGAGAATAAGTATGGTAGGTATGCATCTTCTGCCGTAGGAAAGTATCAGATGATGAACCCAGAGGCAGCGGCTCGTGCTGCTGGTCTAGATCCTGCTGTCGATAAGTTTACTCCAGAGAATCAGGACAAGATGGTTATTGCTTACTATCTAAAAGGACAGGCTGGATTAACCGATCAAGAATTACATGGACCACTAACACCGGAAATTATTGATAAGCTAGCCCCAGTATTCGCATCCTTCCCCAACCTATTTGGTCCAGACGCTAAGGGTAGAGTCGGAACAAATACTAGCTACTATGGTCAGGGTGGTAAGAGTCAGTCACAACTTACCGATTACTTCGGCAAAGCTGCTGCTAGCCGACAGCAGCAAGGATCTAGTGTGTCTTCATCTCCATCAGTACAGGCACCTCAACCAGCAGCGGGAGCAACTGGTCAACTAACATCTCAGGTTGCTTTCAGTGATTTCTCCAAAACAAGAGCTCAAGGTGGAAGAGGTTTCGTAGGTAAGACGGATACATTTGACCCAACAGGAACTATTAATAGTCGTGGAAGACCCCACATGGGTATTGATATCGGAACCTCAGGTCAGAAGGGGTGGTATTGTGCTCTCAAATTAAACGGAAAGGTCACCCACAATGGCTGGTCTGGGAGTGGTGGATGGATGCTATTCATCGAATCTGGCGGTAAAGAGTATGTCTTTATGCACCTAGCAAGACAGTCAAGACTAAGAGTGGGAACTTCTTATGCTGCAGGTACTCCTATTGGTGAGATTGGAAAAACCGGAAGAAGCTTTGGTGAGCACCTACACTATGAGGTTAGAGTCAATAACAAACATATTGACCCCCATCCATATCTAAACCTAATTATTATCGGTAAGCTACCTACTCGTTCTCAAAGAGTTGCTCAGGGGAACAACAATAACTCTGCTGCTAAGGCTACCAGGTCAGATCAGATTGCTTCTATTTCATCTAGACAAACTGGCGGAACGCAGAAACAAACAAACGTCATTACGGTTAGACAAAAAGAGATTGTAATGGTGGGCTAAATACTAGGGATAATCCCTCTATGTTGTAATGGCTGCAATTGACCCATCACTTTATAGAAATATCACTATCGTAAAGAACGGTAGGGACATTGATATTAGATTGGCTTGCGTAGCAATTGATATCTATGAGAGTATCTTGTCTCCAAATATTACCGCTAAGATTCAGATTGTAAATGCTGGTGGTAGTATTAAGGATGAGAAGGGAGATAATGTAACTCTCTATGATGGATTAAAGATTAGAGGTGGTGAAGAAGTATACATGTCCATTGAGGCAAACTCAGATAACAATATTGCAACAGAGTATATTGAGAACCCATTCTTCGTCAGTTCTATTACTGATCTGTACAGGTCTGATGAATTAGAACATTTCACAATGAACTTGGTTTCTCGGGAAGCCATTAAGAACGAACACACATTCCTATTAAAGAACTACGATAAGAATACCCGGATTAGTGATCACGTCAATACTATTATTGATGAGTCATTCCCTAACGCATTAACTACTTCTGATATTGACCCCACATCCAATAAGTTGGGCTTCATTGGTAATCAGATGAAGCCTTTTGATGCGTTGATTAATCTAGCAAGTAAGTCTGTCTCCCAGGTAGCTTCTGGTAGTGCTAGTGCTGGATTCTTTTTCTATCAGACTCGGACTGGATTTAAGTTTAAGTCCATCGATTCGTTGATGAAGACTGAGCCAGTAGCTACATTTGTCCAGACTGCTTTAAATAAAAGTAGAGTTGAGTTTGAGGGAACACCAGATCTACCCAGCCTAGACTTTAAAATTATTAGATATCAGGTACAGGCTAACCAACATGTTGTAGAACAAATGAAAAAGGGTGCTTATGCATCTACTCGTAGGTTCTTTGACCCAGTAACACAAACAGTAACGACCAATAATGACTTTACGGGAAGTGATTACATTGGTAAGATGGAGAACCTAGGGCAGATTTTTAACACCGAGGACCTACAATATGGTGGTGTTAATTTTACAGAGGTTCCTTCACGGATTCTCACAGAAACTTTTGATAGGGGAACCTTAGATGATAAGGTAACCCAAGAAGCCACATCTATTGATATTGACCAGATTTTATCACAAAGAAAGGTACGTTATAATACGTTCTATACTCAGATAATATCGATTCAGATCCCTCTAGCCAGCTACTTGGAGGCAGGTCAGGTAGTCAAACTACTCTTCCCCAAGATTAATGCTGAGGGCAAAGAGGATCTAGATAGCCCCAATTTAAGTGGTCTATATATTATAACGGATGTTAGGCATCATTTCGACTCCACATATTCCTTAACGACTATCAACGTGGCTAGGGATACTTTTGGCTTAACTAAGAACTCTTAATTATGAACAAAATCTACTTCGGTAAGATTGCACCTACAAAACCGCAGCAAGAACAAACCGAAGGTGATGGTTGGTCTTGGCGTTATAAGGTGCGCATTTTTGATAAGCACACCCCAGATAAGAATATTCTTCCTGATGAGAAACTCCCCTGGGCTCAGGTTTTGATGCCCGTTACTGCTGGATCTGGTGCTGCTAATTATGCACAGACACCAGCACTAAACCAGGGAGATACTGTATCCATTATGTACATGGATGATGATGAGCAGATGCCCGTCATTACAGGTATTCTTCCTAGAACTTCAAGAGTATCCACCGGGGAGCCAGAAGAAAGTACCTCCAATGCATATCAAGGGGAGACTGGATTCACAGAGAATAAGAATAGACTCGAAACTATCGATGACGATGAGTCTAACGAAAACAACAAAGCTTCTCAGCCAAGCCCACGGGCAGTTGATGTATCCTCAGCAGCGGGCACACCAACCACACTCACAGATACCTGTGACCTAGATGCATACAAAAGTAATGCAGTTACTAACGAAGTCAATAACTTACTGGAAGAGATCGCCAGATTCTCTACCAATGGTGCACGTCTAGAATCTCTCATCCAATCCACTATCGATAGAGTACATGCTCTAGTCAACCCCTATGTGGGCGAGATGTTTAACAATATCTTTGAGGCATTAGTTCCTATCCTCAATGCAGGTCTCAGTGCCCTTTATAAGGCAGTATTCGCTAAGGTTCTAGCTGCTACGGGAGGAAATGTAATCGCAGCTAAGCTAGCTGCTGAGGCAGCTCTACTAGCACTAAGACCAGCTATTCTAGCACTACAAGAAGCTATCTCAATCCTAGCAAACCAAATTGTTACTGAGATGCTGGAGAAGGTTGAGGATCTAATTCGAGACACCGTAGAGAACAATGAAAGTTTCTCTTCATGTGCAGGCACACAGTTCAATGCCGCTCTCGTAAACTCAATCATTACCGACATTGATGCGGGAATGGCTCCACTAATTGCTGCCGTTGCTAAGATTCTAAGTGGTGGATTTGATACAGCAAATACCTTACGCTCCAATGTTGATCTTCTAAGAAGTTTTGCCGGAGCACTAACAGCACCAGGTCAAAGTGCTAACAAGTGCGGTGGTATGGTTAAAGAGTATGTCTTCGGTGTAGGTCCCAAGCTAGACGTTGGTAATGTTCTAGATGCTATCGTAGCTTCTGCTAACCAGGCTCAGGCTATCTCAGAATCTACACTAAACCTAGCCGAGGATTTGGTTGAGAACACCTCAGCAGACTCACTAGTCAGACAGTTTGGTGACTTCCCATTCATGAGTGATAGTGCTGGTAAGCAGTCATTCCTAGACAACTGTTCCACTAAGCCCCCCGAAACTTGCTATGGTCCCGATGTTTATATCTTCGGTGGTCGTGGAGTTGGTGCAAAAGCTAAGGCGTATGTCGGAAACTATGTTGATAGTGTGGATGAGAGAACTGTTACTAACCGTCAAGGTGGTGTTGTTTCTATTGAGGTAACTGATGGTGGTGAAGGATATAAGTATCCTCCATATGTTGAGATTAAAGATAACTGTAAGTTGGGTGTCGGCGGTGTCGCTCGCTCCATCATCAAGAATGGTAAGGTGACTTCTATCTACATCGTAACTCCCGGTGAAGGTTATGTTGCTAACGACGACTTCGAGTTCTTCGTTGTTGATAGTGTACCCGTAATTGATGGTGGTTCTGGGTATGCTCCTGGTGTTTATAGCGATCAATTTGGTGGTACATATCAAGTTACTGTTGATGAGCTAGGTACTGTTACTGAGATCCTACCAACCAACTACGTTCAGGTTCCAGAAGAACCTATCATAAATATCCCCAGAGTTGTTCCTGAAATTCCACCTGGCGGTAGTATTCAGGATGGTAATGTAGTAAATGGACAAGGTAAGGTTCTAGGTGTTGCTAAGAAAGGTAAAGGTTTGATTTACAGACCTATCCTACTACCACCACCAACAGCACAACAGATTGCTGATGGTGACCTATCAGATAACCTCACCCCAAGACTTCTACAAACAGAAGTTATTAACGTCGTCGATTGCCCTGACTAACTATGGCTGCTAATTGGGAAAAGAGAAACCTCACAAGCTGGGGCGCTAATGTAAGATTGGATATCAATAACCCCACCACAACTTTGGGTGGAAATGATATCTATAATATTTTTGGCGTCACCGAGAAAGAAGAAGACGTATGTCTATTAGGTCTCCAAGAGAATGGTACTTATCACTTATATAACGATAGGACTGTTGAGATTGTTGGTGGACAGAAAGCCACAGAGAGTGGTATTGATGTTATTATTCAGGGCAAGAATGGTGATATCTGCATCAACGCAGATAGAAATGGGCGTGTGAGAATCCGTGGTAAGAATGTATCCATTCAAGCAGACGAAGACGTTGATATTGTAGCTGGTAGAAACATCTCACTTAAATCTGGTTCTGGTCGTATTCTTCTTAAAGGAAATACTCTAGAACAAGAAGGTCTCAAAGGTAACTTGCTACCCGACGAACTCCAATGGGCATGGAGAGTCTTTGAAGGTACTGGACTACCCGGTGGTGCTTTCGGTAGTTTGATTGGTGGCTTCGGTGGTATCGGTGACTTAGCAGGTAACCTATTATCAAACCCAGCTTCATTCTCATCTTTGGTAGATGGTGCTGTTAGTAGCGCTATCAGTGGAGCCACTGGTGGATTAGTTGGTGGAGACATTCTAAGCAACCCAGTTGGCGCTATTGGTGGTCTTGCAGGTGACGCATTAAGCAATGCTACTGGCGGTTTGCTTGGTGGCGATATTCTAAGTGATCCCCTAGGTAGCGTCACTGACGCCGCTTTGGGTCAGGCTGATGGCGCAATTTCAGATGCTACTGGTGGTCTTGTTAAGAATGTAACGAACTTCGTACCAAAACCCCCCAACTAAAACCCCCTAAATATATCAGCACCCATTTTATTATTGTTTAGTAATGGCTATTCAATTTCCACCAAATCCCCAAGTGGGAGATCGGTTTACAGACGTTGCAACTAATATCACTTATGAATGGAGTGGTGAGTTTTGGCGGGCTGTAGGTCCTGGTACTGGCGTTGGAGCCACTGGCGCAACTGGCGCTTCCATCGTTGGTCCTTCTGGTCCTGCCGGTCCTACTGGTCCATCTGGTCCCGCAGGTAGAGTTGGCTCTACCGGTTCCACTGGTCCACAAGGTGCTACAGGTTTTATTGGATTGACTGGTGCCACTGGTCCTATTGGTAGCCCTGGCGGCGCTACTGGTCCAGAAGGTCCCGTAGGTCCTCAGGGTGCTTCTGGTGCTACTGGTCCTCAGGGTGCTACTGGTCTAACTGGACCCGAAGGTCCTGTTGGTCCCTCAGGTGGTCCTGTTGGTGCGACGGGTCCCCAAGGTCTACCTGGTCCCATTGGTGCTACTGGTGATCAAGGAACTCCCGGCACACCTGGTGGTGCTACAGGTCCTCAAGGTCCTCAGGGTGAACAAGGTGCTACTGGTCTAGGTGCTACAGGTGCTACTGGTGAGCGGGGCGCTACTGGTGTTCAGGGATTGCAGGGCTCTCCTGGTGGTGCTACAGGTCCTCAAGGTTCTACTGGACTCACCGGCACAACTGGCGCAACCGGAGAGACTGGTGCTACTGGTGCAGATTCTATTGTCCCTGGTCCAACAGGCGCTACGGGTGAGCGTGGTCTAACCGGTTCTACTGGTCCTCAGGGTCCCACAGGTCTATTTGGTGCTACTGGATTCACAGGTCCACAGGGTGCTACTGGTGAGGTAGGCGCAACTGGTGATATTGGTCCCGCAGGTCCTCCAGGTCCTCCAGATGGTGCTACTGGTGAGACTGGTCCTGAAGGTGCTACTGGTGCTACTGGTCCTCAGGGTGACGTTGGTCCTATTGGATCTACTGGTCCAGAAGGTCCCGCTTCTGTTATCCCAGGACCTCCTGGTGCTACTGGTCCACAAGGTTCTACTGGTGCAGGTGCTACTGGTGCTACTGGTGTTCAAGGCTTGACTGGTGGTCTAGGTCCCGTTGGTTCTACTGGTGCTAGTGGTATCACTGGCGCAACGGGTCCGACTGGCGTATCTGGTGGTTCTGTTCGTGTATGGGATTCTGCTAATGCAAACCTAACTGCAAACAGCTATCAGATCACTTGTGATGCGAACAACGAAGATATCAAGCTAATTAAAATTGCATCATTCGACTCTGGATTCCAGGATAGACGGACATTCCTACGGGGAATTTCTGAGGGAGATACATTAATTCTATCTGGTAATGGTGCCGAGTTTGCTTACACAGTAAGAGCAATCACAGACGAAGTAATCTCTGCTGGTGTTGATTGCTTCCTACTACTAGTAAGTGACCCTATTGTTATTTCCTCAGGCACCCTATCTGGAGTTGTTGCTGTTAATGCAAATGCAACAACATATAATTGGAACTTCTTTAACGTTACTATTCCAAAGCCCACCCAGAACGGTGAGCTAATCATGGATTATAACTTTGACTTCTTAGGTTATCCTAAGTATGTCTTGTTCTATCCAGTAGATAAGCTAGGTAGGGATGACTCCGAAGAGTTCTTCTTCACCCCACTCGCAGGCTTCGATGGCATCAACTCATTCGAATTCCAAGTCAAGACTTCTAACTACCTACGCTTCGCTGCTGCTGGTGGCTACCACTACAACACAGACGGTGATGATTACTGGGCTTACGTTGGTGATACGACAGCACTATTCATCGACCCAGACAATCCCGCTAGCGAGCTAAGTGGAGCATGGTCAGTTCAGACTATCGGCATCAGCTCCATCTCTGCCGCAGGTGTTCCAGGACCTCCAGGTCCCCAAGGTCCTGCTGGTACTCCAGGTGGTCCTCCAGGTCCTAATGGCGCTACTGGTGCTACCGGTCCTCAGGGTGCTATCGGTAACCCAGGTGCCCCCGGTGATCCAGGTGGTCCTCCAGGACCAGGTGGTCCTATCGGTCCTACAGGTGCTACTGGTCCCCAAGGTTCTACCGGTCCTATCGGACCCCAAGGTCCTGCTGATGGTGCTACTGGTGAGACTGGCGCCACAGGTGCTTCTGGTCTCCAAGGTCCTACTGGCGCACCTGGTCCTCAAGGTCCTGCTGGTGGTGCTACCGGATCAACTGGTATTCAAGGTCTTCCTGGTGACCCAGGTAACGACGGTGCTGACGGAGAAGCGGGTGCTACTGGTCCAGGCTTCACTGGCGGTTCATACAACCCAGCTACCGGTATCGTTGAGTTTACTTCAGTAGATGGTCTAGGATTTATCACCGGTGACCTACGTGGTTCAACTGGTGCTACAGGTGCACAGGGTGCTACTGGAGAAACCGGTATTGGTTTGGATGGTTCTACAGGTCCTGTCGGTCCTACAGGTGCTACTGGCGTTGGTCTACCCGGTGCAGATGGCGGAGAAGGTCCAGTCGGTCCTCAAGGTATTCAGGGTGCATCTGGTATCCAAGGCGTTCAAGGTCCCATCGGTCCCCAAGGTCCTCAAGGTCCTGCTGGCGGACCACCAGGTGAGCAAGGTGCGACTGGTAATCAGGGCGCTACAGGTCTAACTGGCGCAACTGGCGAACGCGGTCTACCTGGTCTACCCGGTGGTCCTCCTGGTCCTCCAGGCGCTCCTGGTCCTGCTGACGGCGCAACAGGTGCTACTGGTGAGCAGGGTGCTACTGGTATTCCAGGACCCCCTGGTGCTACTGGTTTGACTGGCGCATCTGGTATCCAAGGTATCCAAGGTGTTCAGGGTGGTATTGGTCAGACTGGTCCCCAAGGTGTTCAGGGTCCACAGGGTCCCCGTGGTGAGCAGGGTGCTACTGGTACATTTGATGGTGGTGATGGCTTTGCTTTCGCTGGTATCGTCACTGCTACTGGCGGATTCACCAACCAAGTTGCTGGCGCCCCAGTCGTTCAGTTCTTCCTAGACAATGGTGATTTGAAGATCAATGTGGTCGGTGTGGGATCTGCCACACTCACCTTAAGCTGATTGATCAGTCTGTTATACTAAGGGGGTTCAACGCCCCCTTTTTTTATGCCCGCACATAACGAGCATCCGGGTTTCTATGATAAGTGGTACAAGATTTGGTCCGAATGTACCCCCGAGGTTCTAGATGCCACGGCACTTATTCGTGTGATGGAATGTACCAACGGTTGCGTTCAGTATGGCTTCCGTTTGGAAAGCCCCAATGCACTATCCGTAGAACAAACACGTGAGTGTATGAAAGTTTCTATGTCTGCTATCAAGACCAAGAAGCTATCCCTACCAACTGGTGAGGTTATTGAGTTTCCTGAGGATGCTATTCCTCTAATGGATGAAGCACGTCAGCTCTATCAAAAGATGAAGGCACGTGATGAAGCAGCATATGATGAGTTCTTTGCACTATCAACTGCACACTTCCACGTCCTAGGTAAAGAAATTATTGATGAGAAGTTTGCTTACTTCCGCAAGTATTTCGAAGACATTTTTACCGATCACTGGATTAACAGGGGTAAAGAGTATATTTACGAAGCCGGTGGTTTCAAATAAATACATTTATCCAGCACACTATCATCATGTCTTTCGACGTTCAGAAAGTTTTCGAAGCCTCAATTGAGGGTGGACGGGAAATCACTCCCGCAGCATTATCAACCGCAATCCGCGTAGCAGCAATGCAATGTCGGGATGGAAATGGTAATGTAAGTATTGCTAGACTGTACGAATTAACTTGCGAACTCGAAAATCTATCTATCGACACTTACGAATTTTAAATTATGTGGTCTAATCCAACCTACTTGACTATCGTAGCCATCCTAGTATTTTTGGTTTATATTTGTATGGAGGATGAGAATGCTATTCCATTCTTCAACATTCAATTTAAAATCCTAATGCTAAACATCAGGAGGCAGTGGATGCTTCTAAAGATGAAACCTGATCTATGGCTAATGAAGTGGCGTATGCAACGTGTACTTAAAAAGCTACAAAAAGATCAGGAACTACAAGCCCTAGTTAAAGAACACGTGGAGATTGAAAATGCTAGAAGCAGCAGTTCTGATGACGTGCATTGAAGCACATAGAATCATAACTAATATTACGGAGACCACCCTATCAGACTCAATCAAGGTAGAGTTGATTCAAGAAGTTTTAAAGGTTAGCGACTGTAAAAATGGGAATGTTTGATGACTTCAAGTGCTCCGCTGATATTGGAGCACTCACCAATGTAAACTGCCAGACAAAGGATATCGATCGTTGTGCTGGGGGCACCATGTCTTTCTATTGGGTAGATCCTAATGGTCAGCTATGGACCCCCGATTATTCAGGAACGGTTGATTTTCTAGTTGATGGTAAAAAAATTAAGTACATTTCTAGTGGACAACATGGTAAATATAGACCTGTCTATCTAACAGAGTATGTTCGTGTCTATACATCAAAGACTCACCCAGACGGTCATGTTGATTGGTATGACTGTAGGATACATTTTATTGACGGGAAGTTAGTTTCTTACGTGTATAAATAATTCCATAAAGAATTGACTTTCGCCTCATGGATCTCCGCAGTTATATCGAGCTCAAAGAAGCCTACCTAAATATGATGCGCCCTCAGCAAGAAGAAATTGCTGAGCAAGTAGAAGCTGTTGAGGAGATCCTCAGCGAAGAAGATTTGGAAGAATCTCGCGCTTCTTATTCTCAAAGGCGAGCTCAACAGCATAGAATTAGAGCAGAAAGAGAAGCAAAATCCAAGAATCAAACTGGAAATGTTTTCACCAGAGCTCAGGCTGAACTAGATAAAGCTAAAGCAGCGGAAAGAAAAAGGGACGATGAAATAACCGCACAGGCTCGTCAAATATTCAATAGGAATCCTGACGGTTCTAGAAAATATAGCGATACGGAAACCAAAGTTAAAGAAGCTGAAGCTAAAGCTAGATCTGCTCGCAACAACAAAGAAAACAGTGGTGGTCAAAGCACCGCTCCTGAGGGTGCTTTTGGTATCAGTGCTGCTGGAAGAAAGCAAGCTGCCCAGAACAGAGCAGGCGCACAGGCTAGCTCTGGTGGCTCCTCAGGTGGTAGAGGTGCTAAGGGATCTACTCAAGGTAGTGGTAACAATGGCGGTGGTTCTAGTGATCCATTATCACCAGCCGCAAAGGCAGATAGACAAAGAAGATTAGAAGCTAGCCAAAGAGCCGCAGATGCAAATAGGGGTGGTTCACGTCCCCCCGCAGGTGGTTCACGTCCCCCCGCAGGTGGTTCACGTCCTGCTAGCTCTGGTTCTTCTGGCTCCACAGCACCCGCACCTAAGACCACTCCTAAGGATACCCCTAAGGCACAGACTGGCGTCAAAGCTAAGGACATGAAGTCTTGGGCTGACGCTAATCCTACGCTAGCTGCTGCAAAGGCTAAGCGTGATGCTACCCGTGGTACAAGTGCTACTACTAATCCCCTAATGAAGGATATGAAGAGCCGTATGCCTGCCCCTAAACCTTCCAAGCCCGCGTCTTCCGGTGCTGCTAAGGCTGCTGCTTCTAGCAGCGGTCCTAAGTTTAACCCAACCGCTTCCCGCATTGCTATGGGTGCTAACAAGCCAACCACAAAGCCAGCATCAACCACAGGTGCAAAGGCTGCTATGAAGGCTGCCCCACTAAAACCACAAAGTTTTGGTTCTGCCCTCAAAGGTGCTGCAGCATTGAAAAACCTCAACAACTCTGTAGAGATGAATGAATTTGATCTAATTATTGAGCACCTAGTAGAGCAAGGTTTCCCCGTAGAGGAAGCGCTCAAGCTAATGGTCAACATGACCGAAGAGAAGCGTGAGCAGATCATTGCCGAGCGTAGCCGTGAGTTCACCGATATGCGTGACGCACAGAACGCCGCTGGTGCTCGTGGTCCTGAGCTAAGCCATAGCGTCAAGAAGACCACTAAGCCCCTAAGCA